CTAAATTCTTGCTACTTAACATAATAAAAAGGAAGGGGCCGTAGCCCCCTCCATATTTATTTACAAATCAAAATCATCTCCAGATACAGTACCTGCTACTGGTTCAAAGCTTTGAGTTGTGTTTTGCGTTGTTCTATTCTTTACAGGAACAATGTGCTCATCTCTATTGAATTCAATCAATCTAGAATTATCTACATCAAGAGATTCAAAAGGAACACCTGTACCAGTACGCTTAGGTAAGAACAATTGAAGGTTAATGTAACCATCTTTATTTTCCCACTCACGTCCTGCAATACAGAAATTGTAGTAAGTATCTCCGCTAAGAATAGCATTTGCTGATTGTACAAAGCCTTCAATAGTTTGTGCTTGAATAGAATCAAGCTCACTACGCTTACCTTGCATTTCAGCAAGCAAGATCAAAGATTTCATGATCTCTGCATCACGATTGATTTCTCTACCGCTAGGTAAAGTTGTGTCAGAGAATGCATAACGTTGGAAAGATACTCTACCAACTTGACCTTGGTAACGTGGACCATTTGGATTATCCACATCAAGAAGGAAACCTTCAAACTCACCACCAACAGGACGTGATTCTACATTAAGTTGTAGATCATATGCGTTCTGATCATAAGGTGGAGTGTGAAGAGTGATAGAATTAATTTTCAATTCCTGGTTACCAGCATCAATTACTGGCTTGATCTTGCCGCTACCAGCGGACATGTCTTTAGTACTTAACATTTCTTGTTGATTTAAAATTTAACTTTTGATTATTCATTTTCGTATGCATAGATTGCATCCTTGACATATTGAAGGTCATTTGTAATAAACTCCTCTTCAAACATGCCCATTGGTGACTTACAGGTATTCTCACCGTTGTTTTGTGTTTCAAAACCATAGTGAAGACTACCATCATCTTCTTTGCGGACCTTGCCAAACAATACAATAGAGAACAAACCCTCTAATGTAAGAGCATTGTCAATCATTTTACCTACAGTCTTAGCCTTAACCTTACGATGACCATTAATATCTGTAGATTCTTCTGAGTGTGTTAAGAAGAAGACATACAAATCATCTCTCAGGTCTTTAGGAAGCTTAGCAACCTGAGCTAAGTTAGCTGCAATCTGGGTAAATTTGTCATAGCCTTTCTCAGTAGCTTTATCAAAGTACTCAAAGCTTGACATATATTGCCAATCATCAATAACTAAGTTCTTGATATGCGGCATCTTTTCACTTACATGCTGCATGGCTTTATAAACTCCTGGACCACTTGATACACTGATCAAATTGCCATCTGGATTTGCCTTATCCAAAGGAGTGTATTTGCTTCTCCAACCTTTAAAGGGTAAAGGTTTGTTAGCAATGTTAATGATTACTGTCTCTTTAGGATCAAGATTCCTAATAGACGTTGATTTACCTGAGCCTGACTCAGCAATTACTAAAACACTTTGTGCCATCTATTTTAATTTATTTTCTATTCTACTTAGTGTGTCTGCTATCCTATTAAGTGCTTGAACTACACCTCTAACAGAGAATGCTTCATCTGGATCGGGTAGTTCTTCTAAGTCAGTAAGGTCAAATATATTATTTTTTCCTTGCTTTGACACAGCGTCACTTACAACTTTGAGTTCTGATACAGGAATAATATGTCTTTGAAAACCACTATTACTCTCTACCATCTCATATTCATCTTTCCAATGTGGATTGTACTTGTGTAAATACAAAGTTCTCTTAGGGTCTTCAATATCATAGTCAATACTTACAAACTCTGTATAGATATCTTTGTTTCTTTCAAGCTCACTTGGAAAGAAGCTAACATGCAACTCATCTTTACCCGGTGGTCTATAAGCCATCTTAGGTATATAAGCAGCATCTTGTAATTCATTTGAATTAAAGTACTCATCATGCTGCTGTTTTAATTCTGCTACCTTTCTTTTTCTTTCTTCAGGAGTCATTTTTAATGTTTTTACTTCATACTGTTTTGTTGTTATCATCTTGGTTGTTCTTGTGGTGGAGTTGCCATTTCAGCAATCTCCATTCGTTCAAACTGTGCTTTAAAGAAACTCATTCTTGTATCACCATTACGTGCTTTGAGGAAGTGCAACACCAATGTTCTATCATCTTCTATGATATATCTGTCTGGACCGTATAGTCTAATCTTCTGCTTTGCTGGCCTGTTAATACCTATTAGAGTATCAGCATGCTGAAGCATAGCATCTGAACCAAATATATCTGATTCAAGTACATAGTTTCCGTATTTACCTTGTTGGGCACGCTCTGGGTTATCAATGTTTCTATTAAGCTGTGAAAGTGCAATAAACATACAAGGGTATTCCCTCTTAGTCTGTGTAAAGAATTCACCAAGCTCAAACAACATATCCAAACTACTATTCTGGTATGGTGCTCTTTTAACAAGCATGGTGTGATCCAATGTGATTATAGTCTTCTGACCTTTGTGTTGATTCATGTACATATCAATCTGCTCACGCATTTGATTTACAGTCATAGGTCTTGATACAATATCAACTGGATACTTTACACGTTCTTTTGCATACTGATGACAAGTGTTTAGTACATCAGTAGTTAATACACTACCTGCACTACACAGTTCTTTATAAGTTTTACCTGTGATAGATGAGAACTCACGCAATGCTGAGGTTCTACCAACCATCTCAAACTGAAACTCAAGAACTCTAAAGTCATCATTAGGATTTAATGCAAAAGATTCTCTTATGATCTGATCTTTAATAAGTGTTTTACCTGAACCAGGTCTTCCACCCATTACTGTAAGAGTGTTCCATTCTAAACCATCAGTAGTAGCATCATTAAACTTAG